GGACACGCCCCGGATCGTGATGCCGATCACGTCACAGACCATGCCCGTGGCACTGGCGATGGTCTCAGTATGCCCCGGCATGACGTGGATGATGTCGCCCTTGGAGGCCGTACACAGCGCAATCGCATAGTCGATCGTTGCACACGGAGTATCGGGATGTCGCCCATAGCCCGCACCGTCGGTTCCGGTCGTCGAGTGAACGAAATAGTGCGAGCCCGTGGTAAAGTCCTGGCTCTCGATAGTGAACATGCCGCCCGGCTGGTTCCTGGCAAACAGCGCCGTCTTGGTTTCTGCGCCCATCTCTGGGGTCCTCCCATGTTAGCGATGGTCGGCCGCGGGGAGGCGCAAGCAACCGCCTACACCTCCCCCTGCGGCATCGGGTTAGTCAGTGATCGCCGTCGGCGGAGTCGCCTGCGGATAGCGTTCCTGGAGGAACGCAAGGATGACGCAGTAGTCGGCTGCGTTGCCGGTCGCGCCCTTGACGGCCAGGCAATCATAGCCGGCCGTGAACTTCGACGGATCCCACTCGAACACAAACAGCATCGTGCTGTCCGTTCCGTCCGGGTCGATCGTTAGGATGGCCGCATCCGTGGCAACCCGCGTCAGCGTGTCGAGTGACGTGGTGACGATGCCCTTCCAAATCGGCCAGGTCTCCGTGATGATCGAACCCGCGGTTCCAACAGCCGTAGACTCGTACATCGTCAGCGGGAACGTGGTGGCGGTAGTGCCCCACGTGTAGCCGACGATCCACACCTTGTGCGCATTCTTGCACGAGATGTAATCGCTAATCGTGGTGATGCCGCCGCTGGTTACGCCGCCATAGAGCACAACCGGCTTCAACCCTTCAGGGATGTTCACTCCCATCATGTCCGTATCCTCCTGTTACGCCCGCACCGCGCAGACGATGACCGGCCCGAGGTAGTTCGTCGAACCGCTGGCCGGGGTGAGCCGCGAGACGGTCTTGAGAGATCCGTCCACGCGGTAGACCATGCGGAACGTCGTCTCGTCGTAGTCGAACCGCAGGTGGATAGAGGAGTCCATCTTGGACGATCCCATGTCCACCAGGCGGTAGTCACTCATATCGGCCAGGATCACGTCACCCACGGTGCCGAGAGTCGAGCACTGCTCAATCGGGATGACCGGCCGGTTGAACAGCGTGGAGTACGGCGCGCCCGCGGCGCCCGTGGCCGGCAGGTAGACCGGCAGGCCGCCCACGCCCACGACGATGTGCATCACGTTGAGCTGGGGCTCCACGTCCTGATTGATGAACCAGGCCATATTCTGGCGCCGCGATGCGAGCCCGCTGGACCACATGGTAAGCGCGTTCTTGTACGTGAACGTCTTCGCCGCCTGACCGGCCTCCTTGGCAACCGAGATCAGCGCCGGGGCGTTGAGCACGCCCTGCGGCTGGCCCGCGCCAGTGCCGGCGATGATCACGCGGTCGAGTTCATAGGCCAATTCATCGGAGAAGATCGCGTTGAGTTCCTGCTCGAGCGAGGCCGCATCCTGCAGAAGCTCATCCGTTGCCCGATAGAGTGCGGCAACCTTCTTCGGCTTCCACGTGACCTGGCGGTACTTCGGTTGGGACAGCGTCTTCGCGCCGGCCTCTTCGAGCCAGTAGAAATGCAGGCCACCAGCGCGGTATCCGTCAGCCCGCGAACTTTCGTCGATCATCGTGACGGTTAGGCTGTTGAACCCGGCACCCAGCGTCCGGCGATCGCAGCGCGCAGCCACGACGCCATTACTGTACACGTTTTTGAGGATGCCCTGCTCGTACTCGGGCTTGAGCAGGAACCCACCCTCAGAGCCGATGGTCTCGTTCATCCCGGTAATGGCACGGGACTCGCCACGGCGCAACTCGACGGCACGGCGCTCGACGTGCGGCTCAACCTTGAAGCGCGCGCCGGCCACCATGGCGGAAGCCAACGCGATGGCCTGGAACTCCTCGCCCATAGTCAGAGTCCGCGCATCGCCACCCGGCGTGCTGCCATGCTGCGGCCGATGCCCGGGATTCGGTGCCGCGCTGGCCCAGCCTTTCCGCTCTTCCAGCTTCTCCTGCCGCTCGATGTCGGCTCGCAGCGTGTCGCTCTCCGCCATGAGCGTGTCGAACTTGGTACGCTCCTCGTCGGTCGGCGGCCGCTTCTCCGTGTTCGCCTTCTCGCACAGCGCACGCCCTTCCGCGAGCGCGGCGGCAAACCTCTCGCGCATTTCATCCAGGATCATCTTCCGGCCCTCCGTGTTCTAGTTACTGCCCGCTGCGCTACTTCTAGCCTCAGGCGCATGTACTCGCGTTGTGCAAGTCCATCCTCCGGAGGCTGCTCGTCCGTGCCGATGCTGCGCAGACTGTCAGCCATTGCTTGGAGATCACGCTTCTGCGCGACCGTCGTTTGCGGGTATGCCGGGAAGGTCACCGGGGACACGTCGAACAGTTCGACTTCCAGCAGCTCCCGCAAGTCCAGCTCATCGCTGGCCGCGTTGGTGGTCCATCTATCTCTAACCGTGCGGAACCCGAATGACATTTGATTGAGGTCGCCGCGTTCCATGCTCGCCAGCAGGTCCGATGCATAGGATGTGCTCGGCATGTCAATCTCGACGCGCAAGCCATGGTCATCCTCCGACAACCGCAACGTGCCAGACTTGTTGCGCCCCAGGATCAGGTTGGGATCATGGTTGAGCAGCGCCCGTACATCGTCCTTGATGATGCTGTTCGCAAACGCACCCGCGCGCACAACCTCGCGAAACCCGTACCAGGCCATCGCGTCCGTGGGTTGATCGAACACAGCGGCATAGCCTACGAGCACCGGGGCGCCCGCGTCGCTGCGCGTCACGCCCATGGATGCCGTTGACAGCGTGCGCCGCTCAGCGGGGCGCTCTTCAGTGTGCGAAGTAAGCGGGGGCGGCTCGCAGCCAGCCTCGCGGATGTGCTCCGCCAGATGCCTGTAGACTTCCGCGCGGTCGTCGGCCGGGATTGCAGCGCCGCCCCGTGCTCCGTTCAGAACGGCTATCCCAGTCTTACAGGCTGCCACGTCGGCCGCCCCCGATGTGCCATCTTGTGCAAGCCCGTGGTGCGGGCATGTCTTTTCGAGCAGATCATTCAACATCGTCTTCATCCTCCGGCTCTGACACGGGCTCGGTAACGAGTTCGGGCGCGGGTTCAACTACCGGGGCCACCGGCGGGGTGCGAGATACTGCGTCGGCCGGGACCATGTTCACCGGGACCATGTAGATGTTGCCCTGGTCGTCCGGCAGCGGTTCCATGTTCTCGGTGCGCCGAATGTCGTTCGCGCTGAGCCAGCCCCATTGGCGCCCAACGGCGTAACCGTCATACCGCTCCTTCTGCGCGCCGCGCATGAGCGCGTCCGTCAGGTGCTCGAAGTAGAACTCACGACGCTCGCGCTCGTTCAGCAGCGCCATGTTGCACTGCTGGGCGATGCGGATCAGCCATGGCTGGAGGCCGTATTTGACGAACTCCGCCGATTGCTCGCGGATGTTCGAGTAGGTCGCCTTCGACAACTCGCCGATCAGATGCGGCGGGACGCGGAAGATGCGGGCGATGTCGCCGATCTGGAAGATACGGGTTTCGAGGAACTGCGCATCGTTGGGCGCAATCCCGATCTGCTGATAATCCATGCCCTCTTCGAGCACGGCTACTTCACGCTTGCCACGATGCGCGTCGGTCCAGGTCTTTTTGAGGTTCTCTGCCCCGACGGGTCCGAGCGTTCTGGGATGCTTGAGAATGCCAGACGGAGTCGCATCGCCCGCGAACATGCGGGAGCCGAAGTCCTCGGCCGCCGCAGACAGCCCGATGGCATTGCGGGCCATCTCCAGAACCGAATAGCCCTTCACGCCGTCACCCGACAGGCCCCGCAGGTGCAGGATCTCCTTGGGCGTGTACTTCTCTGGCTGGCCGGTCGGTAGACGGTACGTGTAGACCAGTGCGTCCGTGATCTTGTCGCGCTCGACCATCATCCGCGACGGGTCGGGGAACTGCCACAGGGCACCCACCCGCTTCATCCGGTCGCGCTCGACGTAGGCATAGGCGTTGCCTCGCAGGACGAGCGACGCCATGAGCGTCTCCCAGAACATGTAGGCCGTGGTCTCTGGGTTCGGCTGGTCGTGGACAATGCCGTACAGCACGTGGTCGTCGAACCGCTCCCTGCCTGTTGCAGTCCGGCGGTAGAGGATGAACGGCAACTGCGCGACGGTCTCGGACAGCACGCGGACACAGGCATAGACGGCCGAGGTACGCATTGCGCGGCCGTGGTCAACTACCACGCCGGCGGCCGAACCTCGGGTGGGCAGGCTATAGTGCTCATCGTCGAACTCGTTGGGTATGGACCGACGTTCGAACCCTACGCGGGAGAGAACGCGATCGAGTAGCGTGCCTGGCAACCGTTACCCCACCCGGGAGCACGGGTGGACCGACGACCATCTGATTCCAGCATAGCATGCACGCCATGCATGTCAACCCGTTTCGTCGTCACGTGTTGGGCCGGCAAGCATCCGGGATACCCAGCGGTCGCAATCCTCGCAGTCGGATGCATCGGATTGCAGGCAGAATCGGCAGGACTCGCGGCGTGGACTCCGGCGCGCGCTGGTCAGCCGCACCAACTCGACGTAGAACAGCGTCCGCTCGCGGGAGTAGTCCGGGTGCCGACCCTCGGCCTCCAGGCCCGTGACCCGCCCGAACCGCTCCCGCTGCGAGATCATGGCCCACCCCTACACCGTGACCAACCCCCGCGTCGCATAGACGCTCACGCCCGTATCCGACCCGTTGCGGATGCACCTGTCCAGCGCCATGATCGTTGATACAATCCCGTCGATTTTCTCAGTGCTCTTGGCCTTGTCCGGCTTGATATTCCCGGCCGGGTCCATGCGCACCGTCACGTTGTCTGCCATCCACCGGAGGATCGGGTGGCCTCCGTGCCAGAGCTTCCCGCCGCGGATGAGCTTCTCGAACTCCTTTGTCGGGGCCCCCATCGACGCGAACCCCTGGCCGAACGGGAACACGGTCAGGCCCTCGGCCTCCAGTTCCTGTACAATCTGGAGCGCGCCCCAGCGGTCATAGGCGATCTCGCGGATGTTGAACCGCTTGGATAGCTCGAGGATGTCGGCCCGGATGCGGGCGTAGTCGGCGACGTTGCCGGGCGTGGCGGTGAGCAGGCCCAGCGCGGCCCAATCCATGTACGGCGCCCGATCTCTGGTGGAACGTTCGCGGATGCCATCCTCGGGGCAC